GTAGAATTTTTAAGGGTTAATCATTGGATTAAAAAATGGTTCGATATTGATTATAGCAAATTTACAATAAAACAAAATGGTTATGAACATTTGCCATTAGAAGAAAAGAAAAGAATAATCAGTAAAATAAAAATACCTATTAAGGGTATATAAATGGCTTAAAATTGATTGTCGTAAAGGAGAAATATATGGCAAAAGGTCAAATTAAACAAGCGCAAATCAAAATAGACCAAAAACAATTTGAACAATTATGTAGAATGCAATGTACAGAAAATGAAATTTGCAGTTTTTTTGATGTAAGTAAAGATACTTTAATTCGTTGGTGTAAAAACAATTATGGTGGAGACTTTGCGAATGTTTATAGTCAAAAAAAAGAAGGTGGTAAAATTGCCATAAGAAGATTTCAGTTACAACAAGCCGAACATAATCCAACAATGGCGATTTGGTTAGGAAAACAATATTTAGGACAAAAAGATTTTGTAGAAGAAAACCATAATTTAAATAATGGAATAATTGATGACCTTATAGGAGCAATAAATAATGCAAAAAAGTCTTAATGAAATGTTGAATACAAAACAACAAGATTTTTTCTTTAATGATGATAAGAGAATAAATTTATTAACTGGTAGTGTAAGAAGTGGAAAAACATATGTAAGTTTATTAAAGTTTGCAATATTCGTTGGAAATATGCCTATTAATAATGAGTTCTTAATGACTGGTAAAACAATTACATCATTAAAAAGAAATTGTTTAGGATTATTGAAAGATTTAGTTGGAGACAATTTCACATATAGTTTAAGTCAAAAGAGTGGTAAATTATTTGGCAGAACAATTTGGTTAGAAGGTGCTAATGATGATAGAGCAGAAAGTAAAATTAGAGGTATGACATTAGCAGGAGCATATATAGATGAGTTGACACAAATACCAGAAGATTATTATAGAATGCTTTTATCAAGATTAAGTGAAAAGAATGCAAAATTATATGCAACAACAAACCCAGATACACCTACTCATTGGGTAAAATTAGACATAATAGATAATGAAGATATTGATAAACAAATATGGCATTTTAATTTTGATGATAATGAAATACTTAAAAAAGAAAATGAGGAGTATTTTGAAAACCTAAAAAGAGAATATAAATCAATGGGTGAAGTGTATTACCAAAGATTTATACAAGGTTTATGGGTATTAGCAGAAGGATTAATATACAAACAATTTGCAAATAATGAGGAGTTGTTTGTTAAAGACAAAGCAGTAGATGAAAAAGGCAATAAAATAAATTTTATGATTGTTTCAATAGGAATAGATTATGGAGCGACAGAGGGTGAAACAGAGTTTAAGGCTACTGGAATAACCCCCTTTTTTAAAGAGGTTTGGACCATTGATGAAGAGAAATTAGCAGGATTACATACACCAGAGCAGATGTATGAAGCGTTTATAAAGTTTTATAAAAGAGTAGTAAGTGAATATGGAAAAGTAACACATTGTTTTGCTGATTATGGAGCATTAGGACAAGTATTAACTTATGGTATGAATAAATATTTACAACAAAATGGAATACCTTTACAGGTTCAAGATTGCATAAAAGGGCAAATTAATGATAGAATATATTTAGATTTAATGTTATTTGCACAAGGTAGAAGATTTATATTAAAAAAATGTAAATATCTAATAGAAGCATATAGTTTGGCAGTATGGGACGATAAAAAAGAAGATACAAGATTAGATGACGGAACTACACCAATAGATGATTTAGACGCAAGTGAATATAGTATGTTTCCGTTTTATGATAAACTTATGATAGATATAAAGGAGAGGTAAGATGAATTTAGAGAAGTATTTACAAGACAATTACAATTATAACCCAGACGCAAAAGATTTAATCAAAAGTTATATTAAGCAGTGGCAAAAATGGTATGAAGGAAATGTTAAAGATTTTCACAACTATTATATATACAATGGAAAAGAAAAAGTAAAAAAGAAAAGATATTCTTTAAATATGGCAAAAGAAATAAGTGAAGATTGGGCAGACATTTTATGGAGTGAAAAATGTAAAATATCAATGGAAGATGATAGCATACAAGACCAATTTGATGAACTTATGAATACATTAGATTTAAATACAATAATAAATCAATCAATAGAAAAATCAGGAGCAGTTGGTACAGAAGCAACAGTTGTTAGTGTTTATGATATTATAGACAATAAAGACAAAATGCAATTAGATGTAAGCAATGCAAAAACAAGAATTGATATTGTCGATATAGATTGGATTTTTCCATTAACTTGGAATAATAAAGAAATAACAGAGTGTGCTTTTGGAAGTGTTGAATATGTTAAAGGACAAAAATACATAGTATTATCAGTACATAAGTTAAAAGAGAATGGCAATTATATAATATATAATCATTTATTTAGTGATACTAATGGAAATATTACAGAGATTGAAAATGAAGATAATACATTAAGTGAATTTGATACAAGGTCAAATGTAAAATGGTTTAGTATATTCAAGCCATTATTAACAAATAATTTGTTTCAAAATAGTCCTTTTGGTATACCTCATTATGCAAATGCAATAGATGTATTAAAGACAGTTGATATAGATTTTGATGCATTTAAGAATGAAATAAAAGACGGTAGAAGAAGAACATTTGCAAGTGCAGATATGTTTAACTATGATAGTGGAGAACAGAGATTAGTATTTGACCCAAATGATACAGATATTTATGTATTACCAAAAGGAGCAAATAAAGATGATTTTATTCAAAGCGATACAACAAGGTTAAGAACAGTTGACCAAATAAATGCATTAAATACAAGTTTAAATATATTAGGAAGTAAAGTTGGATTTGGTGAAAATCATTACCATTTTGACGGAACAAATTTAAGTACAGCAACAGCAGTAATTTCAAGTAATAGTAAAATGGCAAGAAGAATGAAAAAATTACAAATAGGTTATGAAAGTTCAATATATGATTTGATAAAAGCAATATGTTATGCGTCAAGTGAATTTGGAAAATATAATATTAATACAGATAATATGGCAATCAAATTTGATGATAGTATTATAGAGGACAAAGAAGCAGAAAGTATAAGAGCATTAAGAGAATATAATGCTAATATCATAAGTGGAGCAGAGTATAGACAAAGAATATTTGGTGAAACAGAGGAGATAGCACAAGAAAAAATAAATTTAATAAAGCAAGATGAACCTAGTACAGAACAATTAATGCAAGAAGAATAGGTGATGTTAGATGTTAAGTGAAAAAGTAACAGAAAGAATTGCTGAAAGATTAGTTGATAGGATTGAAGATTTAAATACAACTATATTAGAGGAAATAGGAAAAGCAATAAAAGAAATAGGAGAGTTAAATACCAGTAGAGCCTATCAAGTATTACAAGAATTGCAATATGGTGGAAGTTATAATAAAATAATTAATAAATTAAAGCAAGTTACTAATTTAAATGAAAAGCAGATTTATGAAATATTTGAGGAAGTGGCAAAACAAGACCAGAATTTTGCCAAACAATTTTACAAGTATAGAGATATAGATTATATACCATATGAAAAGAATAAAGCATTACAAAATCAAGTAAAAGCAATAGCAAAAATAACAGCAGACCAATATATAAATTTGATGAACACAAGTGCTTTTATGACAATAGAAAATGGAAGAAGAGTTTATACACCATTATCACAAATTTATCAAAAGACATTAGATAAAGCAGTATTGAGTTTAAGCCAAGGAAAAGAAAGTTATAATACAGCAATGAGAAAAGCAATGAGAGAATTAACTGATAATGGAATTACTACAATAGATTATGCAAGTGGTTATAGAAGAAGATTAGATAGTAGTGTAAGAATGTCAGTATTAGACGGAATGCGTAATGTTTCAAACCAATTACAAGTACAATTTGGTGAAGAATTTGGAGCAGATGGTGTTGAAATATCAGTACATGAAAACCCAGCACCAGACCACGAAAATATACAAGGAAAACAATATAGCAATGAAGCATTTGAAAGATTAAATAATAGATTAGAAAGACCTATATCAACAATGAATTGTTACCATTATGTATTTAGTATTGTTT